CTTGATTTACGTTGTATCTGGCTGCCCAAGGGCTGTACCATTCTACTATAATCACTGGATGATATTTTTCTATTGTGTTCTGTGCACCCGTCAATGCAAAATATTCATACCCTTCGATGTCTAATTGTATAAGACCGCAGCTGGGCAGATTCAACTCGTCAATAATCACAGTTGGCACCACACCTTTGCCGCCCACATGTATTCCGCCGGCATCAGCAGTGTCGGCACCATGTCCTTTATATGTGTTTAATCCGACGAAATTCTTATTGCTGCCTATACAGGCCTGTGTTTTAATCACGTTAGTAGGGCAGTTCAAAGACAGACATACAAAGTTTAGTGGGTCAGGCTCAAAAGTATACACAGTATCAAACAAATTTGCATACTGCCGTACATACTGCCCACAATTGCCGCCGGCCTGTACCATGATGCTGCGATCAGATACATGATTCATTAGTGCATCAAAAAAGTCCTGACCCAGCGGATACTGATGCATGTAGCTCCAGCAGCCTTGATCGTATTTTGGCCAGTACAGATTGCCTAACTCTGGTCTGCTCGATACTCGCAGTTCTATTAAATCGGATATATTCATGATCTTCTAATATTTAGATAACAAGGTTGGTTGTTGTACAAAAATTCTTCCCAGATTGATTCAAGTTCTTGTACAGTATCTGGTTGGTAAATCTTAATGTTAGGAAATACGCCAATAGCCCGCTCGGCATCCTCGGCCCAGTGGCTGAATCCCAAGTGCCCGTAATCTTGATCTCGGCCTGCGCCTACCAGCTTTACTGGTGTAAGTTCGTGGTCTAAATAGTTACGAATCCATTCATAAGGTCGAAACACTACAAATGGTGTGATGCTATAACAGATGGGAATTTTGCCGCAGTGTGTGAGTCCTACAGCAGCCCCGAGCATTAACTGTTCTGCTGCACCAACATTGAGGGCACGATCCGGAGCCACCTGTCTTGATTTATTAAGCACACCAAACCCCAAATCTCCGGACAGCAACCACACGTTGGGATCTGTTACCAATGCATCTGCCATGAGTTCGCCAAATCTATTTCTCATAGTTTATCTAGGTCCTCGGGTTTTAACACATAGTAATGTGTAAGGATGCCTTGTGCAAACGGCCAACTTGGCGGTGTAGTGTTGCGTATGTTGATACGTGGCAAGAACGCTCGAAGCCGTTGAATAATGTACTCGCGATCAATAAAATCATACGCAATCATGCCATTAACATTAACATATACTTCTAAGTTATCCAGCCGTGATTCATAGATAAATCTCAGTGCTTCCCAGATAGACCCCTCGCCACACTCGCCATCACTGATCAAGCAATACACACGACGACCACGATCAGCCAGTGCATATCCAGCGGCCACAGTAAGCCCCATCCCTAGACTTCCGGTAGAACACGGCAATCCATCTTCTGTGTTTCTATGCGGATGCACACCGTGTTTGTGAAACAAGTAGTCAGCGTCTTTACCTAGATATTTTTCCAACACCACATACCAAGCCAGGGCTGCATGCCCGGAGCTCAGGATGAATGGTTCGTCGGCTTGTTTGTTTTTATAGATTTCTTCGATGATATTAACCGCATTCAAATTTGAACTCAAGTGCGATATTTTTTCTCGATAACTAATTTCTATTATTCTTTTTTCAACATCGTTCATAGATACAGGCTCATGAACCCATCGACCTTCTCGCCAATGTATTTGATTTGTTCCGGTGTAATAACTGGACTGCATCCATGGAAGTATGTGTTCTTCATTGTGAATGTGGCCACAGGGAAGTTGTCTCTGGCTGCTGCCGGATCCATCAAGTGACTATAGGCTGGCTGCAACATGATGTTGCCGGCAAAGTAAGGACGGGTTTGAATTAGATTTTCTTCAAGGTAATCCACAATATCCATGCGTGTAAACGGTACACCCTCACGGATGGTCAGTGGGAAAGCGAACCAGCTTACATCTGCTTTGTCCTGAGCACGGGGCAGGTGGAAGAACTCTTCGTATTTTTCATAAATTGCAAACAGCAGATCGTAGTTTCGTCGACGCAGTGCGTGAATTTCTGGCAGCTTCTTGATCTGTTCTAGTCCCATGGCAGCTTGCAGCTCAATGGGTTTCAAGTTGTAACCAATCTCATCATACACATACTTGTGATCAAATATCACGCCCGGCATTTCAGGAATCCACTCGTTGAATCGTTTGCCACAAGTGCCACATTTTAGCTTGTTAGCTTCGGGCCCTACACAGTAGCAGCCGCGTCCCCACTCACGTAGAGAGCGAACAATGATCTCTTGGTTGGTATCGTTCAGTGCAACAAACCCACCTTCGCCCATGGTCATGTGGTGCGCTGGATAAAAGCTACAGCTGGCCATCTCACCAAAACTACCCAGGGGTCGGCCGTCGTATGTTGTACCTAAGCCATCACAGCAGTCCTCCAGCAGCACAAGCGAGTACTTGCGCACCAAGTCCATAACACGGTCCATGTTGGGAGGATTTCCTAGCACATGAGCAAATGTGATAATTTTAATATCTGGATCAGTTGCAAGAATCTGTTCTGCTTGATCCAAGTCAATGTTCAGTGTATCAATCTCAATGTCACAAAACACAGGTGTGAAATTGTTCTGAATAGTCGGATTCAACGTAGTAGGGAATCCTGCAATAGGCATCAGTACCTTGGTGCCAGCCGGTAAGTTGTACCCGCGCTTGGACTTCATTGCGGTCATCATAAGCAGGTTGGCGCTGCTCCCGGAGTTGGTTAATACTCCGCGAGTCTTACCAAACTCTTTTGGAAACTTGCGCTCAAACTCTAAACTCTTGTTACCCATAACAAGCCAGCCTTTGAGCAGTACTTCTGCTGCTGCCACATACTCTGAGGAATCAAAATGCGGCCCTGCATAATTTACAAAGTCTTTGCCTGCAACCCAAGTTTTGTCTGCTTGTTTATCATCAATATATTTTTTAATATCTTCTAATATTTGTTTCATATTTTAATTGCGAGTTGATTACACAGTTCTCTCATGATGTTTATTACTGACTGGGTGCCACGGCTGCCATGAAAATGTAATATGTGAGCCTGCTTTATATGTAAAGCATTCCATTCATTGTGCCAATCTATTGCCTGTTGGTCCATGACTCTTAAATTCATTGCTTGATAGGCCATCTCTGGATGTAGTCGGTCAGAGTTCAAGATATTTTGACTCCAGAACATCGCATTATGTCTTAACTGATCAAACCCCCAATTACGGTCTGGGTGAGTTTCTCTTTGAGTCAACCACTCTTCGCCCAATTTCCATACATCGGTTGACATGGTGTGTGGGTAATATTGTATATCATCGTTGTAATGGTGTACAAAATCTTTATAACTTCTTGGATCTGTATAATTGAATAATCGATATTCGGGAAATCTATCTGAAAACAATTCTGTAGGTTGTATCATAAGTGTATCGGCACCTGCCCAGAATATGTTGCAAGTTTCTTTGTGCCATAATTCTTTGATATCTAACCAATTTTGATAGGTGCAAGTATCGCTATTGGTAGCAGGATCAGTCCACAATACTACTTCAAACGGTTCTTTTACAAAGTGTCGAAAACTGGCTAATCTTAAACGATACATTTCTTGATAGTCTAAATGCAGTTGTGCACTGTTTCGATACATCCAGTTCTCTGATATAGGTCGAACTGAACATACTAGATAGTTCTTTACCATACAAAATTATTCCTATAATGCTCGACTATTTGTTCTAGTTCTTGGTTAAAACTGGCCACTGGTGACCAACCTAATTTTTTTAATTTGCTGTCATCAATAGCGTAGCGCACATCCTGTCCTTGTCTGGCACTAGGTGTGATAAATGTTTCCCAGTCGCTGTTGTGATCAACTCTGTAATATAGATATAGTATTTTTTTAATTACTTCGCAATTGGGTAGTTCAGTATTGCCACTGATATTGAATATCTCATTGATACATACAGCATCAATAATAGATATTACTGCACACGCAGTGTCTTTGGCATGCAACCAGGTACGCACAGGCTTACCATAATCGTGTAAATCAATTTTCCTGCCAAGTTCAAGATACTTGATCGACTTTGGAATCAGTTTCTCTACATACTGCCCAATGCCATAGTTGTTGGTCGGTCGTACTATAATGTACTTGATACCAAACGTTCTGTTCCAGGCCAGTACTAACATATCAGCCGCAGCTTTTGATGCCGAATACGGATTTGAGGGTCTTAGCATGTCTTGTTCGGTGTGTGCCCCTGACTCGATATCTCCATACACCTCATCGGTACTAAATTGCAAAAACACCGGCGCTTTGTGACCGGGTTGTTGCTTGATTAGTTCCAGCAAGTGATGTACCCCGTTAATGTTGCTGCGGATGAAAACTTCTGAGCTCATGATCGAGTTATCTACATGCGTTTCTGCAGCCGCATTGATAACATAGTCACAATCAACTAATCGATCTAGATCATTGATATCAGATTTGATAAATTTAAACGTGGGCCACGTTTCAAACTCAGTCATGAAATCACAATTACTGGCGTATGTGCAACTATCTACCCCAATCACATACCACCCACGATCCAAACATTGACGTGTCACGTGCGATCCTATAAACCCCAAACATCCGGTCACGTAGACAATTTTCTTCATAATGTACTTATATTACATCGACGGGGCCGATAGATGTTTGTTCACATCTGCTGCTATCATCCGTTCCCAGGGCAGTTGTTTTCCTTGTGCAACACTCGTCCAATAACTCATATCATAGCCCTGTGATATAAGATAATTGCCAATGGTTTGGGCTTCTGTTAAACGTTGTTGGCGCCGCGGCACATAGTTAAAATCTCGCGGATCTGATGGTTTCCCTTCAAACACAATTCTCTTCCTGAAGGTAGCATCGTTGTTTTTTCCGGTAAGGTCGTATCGTTCGTGGTCCACATGTACATCAATTTTAACCATGATGTCCAACAGCCAGGCTACCTGACTTACCCAGGCATCGTTCAGCTGGTGCTGACTAAAGTGCCCAATCAGTTCAAGCCATTTGCGAGGCAAAATAGGGAAAATGCTGTAAGGGTGTTTGTTGTGTGTTTCAAATGCCTGCAAACAAAACCGATCACCTTGGCTTTTGATCGTTGTGTCCCAATTTGCAGTACGCATTATCGCATCGTCATTCCAAAACACCATCCACTTTCCTGTGCTGGTGTGTGCAAGTTGGTTCACATACTCGTGCAACCGAGTATAGCCCATTGGCTCAAAGCCTAGACAGGTATACTTTGCACCGGACTCTTGAATTTTAGTCAGCACATAAGTTTGAAAGTACGCAAAACTTTCCGAGTCGTCATTGTCAAACCCAAAACACCACTGGATATCTTCAGGCTCTTGTGCCAGGTCAATCAAGCTGTTGACACTGCGCGCCAACTGTTCAGTTCGTCCTCGGCTAGGCAATAGAATACTAAGGCCTGGCACTGCAGTAGCCAAACTCATGCTTCGGCAAACTCGTTATCTTCTCGATGCCCTTGCCGACCGGCCATGTTGCTGTCGGTTTCCCGCACTTCGACCTTGTAGCACCAGACTCGTGCAGCCTCTGCACTGCCGCAGTTTGGCAGGAAGATGGTGTTGACATACTCGTACAAAAAGTCAGCAAGTCCTTCGCATCCGGTTTTTTCCACTTCTGTAATCTTGGCCAGTTTAAGTCTACCAAGCTCCAGCAAGTGTTCACGCATGGGATCGTCTTGTGCAACCAGCAAGGTATGGTCAAACCAGTTTTCAAGCTCGGCCTTTAAGGGCTTTAGACCACCAAAGTCAGTACACCAGTTACGTGCATCTAAGGTATCGCATTCAAACTCAAAGTGAAAGCTCATAGCATAGCCATGAATTAAGTTGCAGTGACTATCTGCTCTCCATTGCCGGTATGCGACTGGACCAATTTGCTTGTACGTTTTTGTACTAAAATACTTTTTTGCCATGTTGTTCTCTCCTGCTAATTTATCTATTATACACACTACATCTAGATTATACAAGCCTGCTCAAGCCCAATCACAATTTCCATGATTAGTTACCGCTGTGGCCTTTCATGCTCAAACAGATGTCGTAAAATTCTTTCTTCAATGCAGGATCCTTCTCAAATGCACCCATCATGATTGCTGTGGTCATGTCACTAGAGTGTTCCCGCACACCGCGTTGTGTCATACAAAAATGTTCTGCTTTGACCACAATAGCAATGTTATCAGTCTTGGCATATTGTTTCAGTGCATCGGCAATTTGCGTGGTCATTTCCTCTTGAATTTGAGGGCGCTCACAAATATGGTGCACCAAACGGTTGAACTTGCTCAGTCCGATCACTTCAGTGTCCGGTATAATCCCAACCCAGCAGCTACCCACAATGTTTTGAAAGTGGTGGGCGCAAGTGCTGCGAATAGAAATAGGCCCTGTGGTGTACAAGCTCTTATAGCCCATGTTAGGGAAAGCAGTGATCTTGGGGACCGGACGATAGCGGCCGCTAAAGGTTTCCTTCACAAACATCTTGGCCACACGCCTGGCAGTGTCGTGTGTGTTGTGATCGTTTTCAGTGTCAATCACCAAAGAGTCGAGAACGCCTTGCATTTTTGCAGCCACCTCGTCAACAAGGCCTTCAAGTTCACCTTCGTGAACAAATTCAGCAATATTATCATTGCTGTGAAATCGGGCACCGGCTGCGTTGATGCGGTCTCGAATTACTTGGGATAGATTGCGTTCTAGTTGGGTCATATATGTGTTGGTTAAGGTTAGGAATGTACCTATTGTACAGGTTATTTAGATCGCTGTCAACTAACAAAATTAATTTGCCGCAGGTCTGGATAAACCGCTTGCTGGGACTGTGGCCGAATAGTCGGCAATAACTTACTCCCCCGCTCACAATCTTCTAGAGTCGGGCAATAGTGCCACCCGGAGCCGAATGTTACTTGGGTGTGCCAGGGCGTAATTCTAAGGTCTCGACCATCGCTGCGCATACGACTCAACTGTGAGTATGCCGGCTTGTCATCAAGCAAGATAGCGCCGCATTTACCAATAGTCATGGGCTTACTGTGCCCGAAACTCAAGCATTGTACTTGGCCAGTCCGGTACATTCCAGGTTCAAGCCGACGAGCCGAATCCCAGATGTTGGTACCATGGAATTGGTATTCGCCTTGCCAAGTTTCATCAGTTAGTGTGTATCTGATACCCAACTTAGTCAGGCATTGCGGTATACTAATATAGGTTCGGGCAGTGAATTCACACTGCCCGACTTGATACCATCGCATGGCTAGTTCAATAGCATGGGTGCACCCGTCAGTGACTACCACATAGGGTGCACCCGTGTACTCAGCTAGCTCACGTTCAAACTGCAATAATTTATCGAACACTGTACCAGGACCAAGCGTGTGAAATCATATCGTCGAGAGTAAATTTCTGCCAGCCTTTATAGATCCTACCAAATTTATTTGCACCGGCAGTAAGCACAGCTGGATCACCGGGTCGTTGCGGACCTGTTTCCACTTGTAATTTTTTTCCGGTAATGCGTTCAGCAGCACTAATAATTTCTAAATTACTAGTACCCTTGCTTGTTCCGAGATTGTATACGCCAGGGCGCATGTCATCATATACTGCACTCACATGCGCATCAGCAATGTCTTGTACATGGACATAATCTCTTACACAACTACCATCAGCTGTGGAATAGTCTGTACCATTCAAAATAAATGGCTTGTTATCGCGAATACTTTCAAGCACCCTTGCAATAATATGAGTAGCCCCGGGTTCTTGTCCGTGTCTCCCGCTCATATCTGCGCCGCAGGCATTGAAGTAGCGAAAAGCAACATAGTCGAGACCGTATGCTTTGTGATAACTTTCCAATACCTGTTCGACCATAAGTTTGCTCTCACCATATGGACTAATTGGTTCACGTGGATCAACTTCGTAACACGGATTCATAACTGGTGTCCCGTACACTGCTGCCGATGAACTAAAGATAAACTTAGTTTTTGGCATGTTCAATATAAAGTCCAACAGATGTATGGTCTTGACTACATTGTTATTGTAATACTCGCACGGAGTTGACAAGCTTGGGCCAACCAAGCTTGAGCCGGCACAATGTATGATAGCATTTGGACGAACCTCAAGCAACTGTTGTTTAGCAATATCACTATCGAAGTCGGCTTGTA